GGCGGGGGCGGGGTAGCGGGAGCGGCGGAAGGCTTGTTGAAGGACTGGTCAGCCACGACGGATCTCCGGTTGCTCTCCGGTCAGGTGAACTACGAGCGGGGCACGGAACCGGAGAGAACCGTGCCCCGCCCTCGGCGGGCGGCTGGAGGGGTGGGAGTCCGTCCCGCTTAGGTGCTGATGCCGCGGACGCAGGCGTTGTTGATGTCGAGCGGCCCGTAGGCCTCGTGGGCGACCCAGGCGAGCAGCTGCTTGCGCCCGAAGTCGTTGTCGGTGGAGACGCGCGGGGTCACCGGCATCCCGCTGTAGTAGCCGATGAACGGGATGCCGCCGAAGAACAGCGACTGGTACCCCGTCACGGCCTGCCCGGCGCCCACGCCCTTGGTCAGGAAGTAGGTGGCCTCGTACAGGTCGATGCCGCAGACCGTGCCGATGTACCCGGTGATGACCGGGGCGTCGTCGCGGGTCGCCATCGCCTGCTTGATGTCCGCGTCGGCCAGGAGGTCGGCGTAGTCCTTGGTGGAGACGAAGCCGATGTACCTCCCGTTGGCGAGCGGCGGGATGAGCGCGTTGGCGAGGGCCCGGCGGACCCGGACCAGCATCGCGTAGGAGGCCGCGATGTTGGCCGTGATGGCGCCCTCCGCCAGGGACGGGGAGGACATCACCGCGTTGGTCGTGGCGAGCGCCATCTCGCGCACGACCGCGTCGCGCCACCGGAGGTAGTCCCGGCGCAGCTTGCCGCCGAGGTCCGCCAGGAGGTCGTGCGCGGCCCGCTTGAGGAGGAACTCCGTGATGCCGAACGGCTGGACGTTGGTCCCGTCGTGCGGCCCACCGTACTCGCGCACGGTGATCTGGAACCGGGTCTCGGTGATCGCGAGGCCGGTCGTGGCGAGGGCGGTGCCCTCCGTCAGGCGCCGCGCGGCCTCCGTCATGGTGCCGCCGGGGAGGACCGGCTGCTGGATGTCGATGACGTTGGCGCCGGAGAGCGAGCCGGGCGAGTACGGCTGGTGGAGCATCCCGGCGTCGAAGAACGGATACTTGTCGTCCGGCTTCGGGAGCATCTCCATCGCCAGGGCCTCGACGAACTCCTGGGTCAGGGTTGCGGTGGTGGTCAGGGCCATCGGAGGTTCCTTTCAACAGGCCGGGCGCCAGGCGCCGGGCCGGAGGTCTACTGCACGACCCGAATCTGCTTCGCGATCTCGGGGTGCTCCCGCCAGATCCGCTGGGCTTCCAGCGTCAGGCCGGCAGCGGTCGCCTTGCGCCACTGCTCGATGGGAGTCCCTCCGTTCGTGAGAGGAGGCTTCGGGGGCGCTGCGCTTGGCTCTGCTCCGGGCGGTGGGGTCTGGGGCGCCCCGCCCTCCACGCGGAAGTACTGCGGCTTGGCCTTCCGCAGCGCGGCGACCTTCGCGGTCAGCGCGGCGGCGTCCTTCACCGTGTCCTTGTCGTGGTCGACCTCCAGATCCGAGAGGTCGATGAGCCGGGCGATGTCGTGGGGATCGAGGGCTCCCGCCTTCGACGCCTCCGAGATCACCGCGGACTGCCTGATGACGCGCTCGACCTTCCCGGCCGAGGCGTCCTGCGCCTGCTTGATCTGCTGCTCCACCATCTTGGGGTCGCCCAGGCCGAGGGCCGTGGCGATGGCGGTCTGGAAGTCCTTGAGCGGCTTGTTCTCGTGCCGCCGCTCGATGGCCTCCTTGGTCGCCGCCGCCGCCTTCTCCTCCGCGGCCTGAGCCCGCGCCTCGGCGGCCTCCAGTCGCTTGAGGATCTCCGCCGGAGCCGGCGTCTCGCCCGCTCCCGCCTTCTCGCCAGGCTTCGCGCCCGGGTTCTGCTCGCCATCGGCCATTGAGTGACCCTCCGTGCCGCGCACGCTACCGGACGCCGGGCCGCCTCCGCAAGAGGGAGGTCAGCGGCGGGCGGCCAGGAGGTGCCGCGTGAGGGCCTGCAGGAACCACGCGGGAGGGAGCGCGGTGAAGATCCGGGGCGGGCGGCGGTACAGCGCGAACTCCCCCTTGGCGCGCTTCTGGAGCCCCATCGCCTGCCCGAAGTTGGCCGGCGGGAGGCTCCCCTTGCGCGCCTTGAGGGCTCCGCTCTTGGTCCGCCCGCGTCCCTCCTGCCCGATGAGCGCCCACCGCGCCTTGTCCACGTTCTTGACCGTCCGCTTCCCCTCCCGCGTCGAGCCAAGGGAGAGCAACTCCAGCACGTAGACGTTGCCGGAGCGGGACGCGCGGGAGGCGAACGAGCGGTACATCGAGCCGGTCCGGAACAGGATGGAGGTCCCCGGGTAGTGGCGCGCCTTCCACTCCGCGTAGCGCGGGGCCAGGGGCTTGAAGCGCCCGGCGGCGGAGCGCCCCGCGTTGATGTTCCCGCGCCAGGCGGCCACCGCGCGGTCCCCGGTGTCAGCCAGGGCGTCCATCATGACCTCCGGGCCGAGGGCGTGGAGCCGCTTCACCACGCGGGCGAGCGCGCCGCTCATCGTGACCTCGTAGGTCGTGCGCACGGTCAGCCTCCCGGGTTGATGCGGAGTCGCCCGAGGACGGGACCGGGGCCCGCCGCCGCCAGGTCCCCGGGCGCGGAGAGCACGCCGAGGTCGTCGTCCAGCGCGCCGAGGAGGTTCAGATACACCTCCTCCTCGGCGTCGTCCGCGGCGAAGGGGAGCAGCTGGCAGTTGCAGTTGCCGTTGCAGAGGAGGACCGGCGCGCCGGGGAGCCCCTGCTGCTCCCACTCGTCCATCGAGAGCGTCTCCCCGTGGCGGTCCAGGCACGACTGACAGGTCCCGGAGAGCGTGGCGATCCAGATGAAGCGGGAGGCGCCTCCCTTCCGAGAGGCGTCCGCCAGGGCGCTCATCCTGATGTCGCGCACGACCGCCTTGAGCTGCTTCCGCAGGAGGTCGTTGTAGGCGCGCTCCACCTGTCCCTCCAGCATGGCCCAGGTCGAGGGGTCGAGGTCCGTGTGGCCGGCGCGGAGAGCGGCGCCCGCGCGGGCGTACAGCGCGTCGGCCGCGTCGAACATCGCCTGCTGGTCGATGGTGACGCCGAGGCGGAGGAGCAGCTGCTCTACCTCCAGCGGAGTGAGGTTCTGGATGGCCTCCGGGGAGAGGTCAGGGGACCGGCGGCGCGCCATCCGTCTCTCCCTTCCCCGGGGCGCCGAGCCCCTTCTGCTCCGCCCGCCGTGCCATGACATCGGTCTTGCGGAGGGCGGGGACGCGCGTCAGGTTCCGGGAGCCGAGGACCTTGATGGCCTTGGCCTCCGCCACGACCGCGCGGCGGACCAGGGCGAGCGCGGCGGGCACGTGCTGGGCGGCGTCCGCCAGGACGATCTGGGAGAGGGCCTCCCGGAAGCGCACGCGCCCCTCCTCCTCCGTCATGCCGCGCCGGAGGATGGACCGGAGCGCCAGCTTGATGGCCGCTCGCTGCGGGGCGGCGCCGGCGAGGGCTCCGTCTACGAGGTCCTCCTGCGCCACCTGCCGGTCGAGGATGGCGTTGATGACGTCACGGGGCATCGGGCTCCGCCTTCCCGGGCGGCGGGCCCTTCCCCGGCGCGTCAGGCTTGGTGAGCGCGGCCCCGGCGGCGGCGGGCGCGCCGCGGGCGGAGACGCGCTCGAAAGCGAGCTCAGCCTGCTTCGTGCCGGCCAGGATCTCCAGCACGCTGGCTCCCTTCGCCTTGTCCCCGGTCCCGGCGAAGCGCGCGTTGATGAGGCGGTTCCGCGCCAGGAGCGCCAGGGCTTCGTGCTCCGTCAGGTCCGGGTTGTCCCGCATCACGACGTCGAGGATGGACATCTGCCCGGTCATGATGGCGGTCGCGTCCGCCTTGGCCTGCGTGAGCGGCTCCTCTTCGAACGTGGGCTCCGAGAAGTCGACCACGTAGTCCGCCTCGGGGTCGAGGCCGAGGAGGTCCGGGACGCGGTACACGCCCGCGGCCACGCCGGTCGCCACCAGGCGGTACAGGTCCGCCTCCGCGCGGGCGAGCCACTTCCGCTGCTCCAGGTTCCGGGCCCGGACCTTCGCCTGGTCCATCTTCTTGGAGAACCCGGAGGTCGCCTGCGTGGTCATGGACCAGGCGTTCGGGCTGAACCCGTAGGCGACCACGACCTCCAGCACGCGCTCGCTCACGACGCGGGACAGCTGCTCCAGATTCGCCTGGAGGTCGAGGACCGTGACCGTCCCCTCGGAGACGTAGATGGGGCGCGCCGGGTTCCCCATCACCTGCTCCGCGGGAACGTCCTCGGGGCGCGCGTCGATCATCAGCTGCTTGAAGGACGAGTCCCGATACCGGGCGTTCTGGAGCGTGCGGAGGACGCACGCCTCCAGCGTGGCGTCGTAGAGGTCCCCGCCGATGCCGTCGAGGTAGTACGAGTCGACCGCCTTCCCGAGCCGGCACGCGGTCACGGGGAGCCGGCCCAGGTGGTTGACGCCATCGCCCACGACCGGGTCGCCGTCCACGACGCGCCGCTTCTCGGCGTCCAGCTTCTCGATGGTGGTGTCCGTCCAGCGGTAGTAGAAGCGGCGCGGCCCCGACTTGGTGGGCAACTCCACCCAGGTCACGAAGGCGGTCGCGCGGGTGGCGTCCGCCCCGTCCGTCTCGACCGTCGCGTTGGCCGGCGTGTAGAGGTCGAAGTCGAGGCCCACGGTCCCGTCCTCCCGCTTCCGCACGACGGGGAAGATCCAGACGACGGGGAGCACCTCGGCGTACCGCTGGACCTCCGACATCACGGTGTCGAGGTCCCCCTGCTCCACGTACTCCTCGAAAGCCTCCGAGGCGCGCTCCGGCGCCTGCCGGTCCTCCGCGCCGGTCCCCAGGTCCCCGGGCTCCTCCGCGTCCGGGGCCGCTCCCTCCTCCGCGCGGCCCGGCGCCTCACCGGCTCCGGTGGCTCCCTCCAGCGCGGCCAGCTCCTCGTCGGTCAGGCGGAGGATCTCCCCCAGCTGCCCGGAGACGGTAGCGCGGGAGGCGTCCACGGAGAGGCCGCGGAGGTAGCGCGTGGCCGGCTCCTGATAGGCCAGGGCCGTCTCGATCACGACGCGGCGGAGGACGTTCGTGGAGGAGTGGATGTGGAGCCGGAGGTGGTTGAAATTCTCCGGCACGAACATCGCGCGGAGGGCCTCGTCCACCAGGTCAGCGAAGTCGTTGCGGAGCATCTTGACCACGCGGCTCGCGTAGTCCTTCCGCTCCATCGCCGCCGGCCCGAGAGACGCCGCCTGGGTGACGATGTCGACCAACTCCTTGCTCGTCTTCTGCCACAGCATCTCACTCGCCATCGGTCGTCCCCAGGGTTGCCCGCGCCTGACGGAGCGGGTAGCGGTGCCACACGACGTATCCCAAAGCGTCCACCCGGTTGTCCAGCACCCCGTCCTTCTCCGGGCCTCCGTCCTTCCCCCACGGCTGCTTCTCCAGGGCCTCGATCGTTAGAGCACATCGGGGGTCGAGCGTCAGGCGGGCGGTCCAGAGGAGGGAGTTGACGCTGTTCACGCGGTCCCTCACGGCCGGGTTGGCCTTCGGCCCGCGGACGCGGAAGCCAGCACGCTGGAGGATCTCCAGATCCGTCCGCGCGGTGTCGCGGTTCGCGCCGGTCTGCCGCTTCTTGCCCGAGGCGTCCGGGACCACGGTGACGCGCTCCCGCGCCAGGCCGCGCGCCGCGCACCAGGCGTCGAGCCGCTTCACCAGCACGAAGGTGTCCGCGTCCCGGATCTCCATCTCATCGAAGATGTGCAGCCCCGTCCCCGTGTCGAAGGCGAAGACGGAGGCCATCCGTTCCACGTTGAAGTCCTGCCCGACGTAGACGACCAGGGCGGAGCCGGAGGGAACGGGGAGCGCGCGAACGTGGCGCTTGCGGTCGAAGTGGCGGTACACGCGCCCGGAGCGCGCGACGAACTGCGCCTCGACCTCCTGCGCGTAGGTGTCGGGGTCGTAGCGGGCGCGGAGGTCCTCAAAGGCGCCCGGGTTCTTGAGGAACACGTTGGAGGTCGAGGCCCAGGAGACGAGCCGCACGCGCCCGTCCTCCGAGACGCGGTGGATGAACCCGTCTCCGGGCGCCTCGACCGTGGCCTCCGCCGCCAGGTCGAACAGGAAGTTGTGCCCGTCGGGCGTCGTGGTGAAGAGGGCGGGCCCGTCCGTGTCCGCGAGACGCCCGATGCCGACGTCCCACGCCTGCTTCGTGAGGCGCGCCGCCTCGTCCCCCCACCACGACAGCCAGGAGTCACCGCGCCATCGGTCCGGGTCGTCGCCCGAGAAGATGCGGATCTTGGAGACGCTCCCCGCCTCGTTCGCCAGGTAGAAGCAGCGGTCGCTCTTTGCGTAGTCGATCAGCGGGGAGACGGGGAACACGCGGCGGTCCCGGAGCAGCTTTTGCAGCTTGGCCTCCGGGCCCCACTTCGACATCGGGAACGTGGGGGAGGCGACCGCGTGGCACTGGTCCTCCTCCGTCGGGAGACGGATGGCGCGGAGGATGGTGGCGAGCGCGCCAACGTGGGTCTTGCCGCCGCGGATCCCGGCGACCGCCAGCGTCAGCTTGGCCTCCGACGCGAGCGTGACCTCCTGGGGCGGCGTGATGCGCGCCACGCCCTCGGTGGAGCGCGAGCTCACGCCTCCGCCTTGGGCGCCTCTCGCACGACCTCAAGCCGCAGGGAGTAGGAGCCGCGGGGCTTGCCGTGGCCGTCGACGCCGCCGGCTCCCACGCCGACCGCGATGGCGTCCTTCCGCCCCCAGCGCCCGGGGTGCTTCCGCTCCAGATACCAGGCGGCTGCCTTCCAGTCCTCCTGGCCCGCCTTGTTGATGAAGGCGACCGCGCGGATTTCCGCCCGCGCCTCCGCGTCCAAGAGCCTGCGCAAGAACGCCCCGTGGACGGAGCCCGGGGACCGCTTCCCGAGGGTGATCCAATGCGAGATGACGCGGAGGGAGACGCCGGCGAAGGCGGCGGCCACGCGGCGGTGGTTGCCGGCCTCGACCGCCTGCAGGATCTTGTTCTCGACCTCGGGGGTCCGCTTCGTTGGGCGAGCCATCGTGGGCAGCCTACGAGGTCCGGGGCGGCGGAGTCGAGGGGAGGTCCACTCCGTTGAGGTAGAGCAGGAAGTCGGTCAGCACCTCCGCGTAGCCTGGGTCGATGCCGCCCGCGTCCCGCCAGGCGCCTCCGTGCTCGACCTCCCGCATGGCGGTGACGGCCAGCTGGCGGAGGTCTCCGAGCGTGAGCGTCCGCCGGTCCCCTTCCAGCACGGCGGTGGCGTCCGCGACTTGGACGGAGAGCGGGTAGATGACGGGGCCGCTCACGGTCGGTCCCTCCAGGGCTGCGCCACCAGGGCAGCGGCGGCGCCGACAAGGACCAGGAGCCCCACGAACGCCCACAGGCCCCGGGTGTGCTCCCCGCTGATGTCCCAGATGAACCGGGCGGGGAAGTAGGCGAGGAGGAGGGGCAGCGCCCCTACCCACCGGCTCACGGCTCCTCCGGCGGAGGCGTTGCGGCCGCGCGGTGCTTCCCGCGCCAGCGGAGGACGAAGGCGCGCTCGGAGCGGGTCAGGACTGGCTTCTCGGAGTCCATGAGTTCGGAGCCTCCCTCCATGATGGTCAGCACCTCGACGGCCTCCCGCAGCGCCCCCTCCAGCACCCCCACCCGGGCCTCGGCCTTGCCAAAGGCGAGCCGCCAAGTTTCAGCGTCGGCGGTGGGGGAGATCCGGCGCAACTCGACTGTGAGCCTATCCGCCTCGG